CTTTTTAGTGTTTCTGCCATTTTGTTACCTCCTAACAATAATATGTTTGTAGCTCAAATCTTATTTCTCTACATGATAAATCTTCTTTTTTTTCTTTTTCACTTCTAGATCTTGATTCTTTATAAGCTACCGTTGATAATTTATCTGTATTAAAACACTCATAATCAAAGTGTTTTTCTATTTCATCAACAATATCTTCTAATTTAGTTGTGTCTTGGTTTTCATCCCAAACTTCAATCACCAAAGTATCATCATGTCTTTCCTCAGTATTTGTACCTACACTAATATAAAAAATTATATATGGGAAAATTGCCTCATCCTCAGCATCCTCATAATATACTCTCTTATGTATTTTTTTTAATTCTTTTAGAATTAATTCTAATAAATCATTCATTCTATTCACCATTTAAATCAGAATAACTTGCTTTTACTAACTGTTGTATAGTATCAATATTTTCTTCTACAGTTGGTAAAAAACTAGGTTCTGAATCTATCTTTTTATTACCTCTTTCAAATGCAGGTTCATAGAAACATTTCGTTCCTATTTGCAAATCCTTTTCTCTTTTTCTAGCCCAGTATTGTGTTCCTTTTCTCATTCTTCCTTTTCTTTTTCTCTGTTTTCTTTTTGCTTCGGAACATATAAAACTTCCTATTTTATTAAGAAATTTACTAGGTTTTTCATTAATTTTTTGTTTACATTTCTCTACTTTAGAGATGTATGATTTTTGATTTGTCCTATTCGCCAATTTTAACCGCCTCCAATGTAATTTCTAATTCTGTACTACTTTTTTTAAATACTTTTAATATTTTGAACATTATTCCATTATATTCAACTAACCTTTCATTTTTATATTCAAAAGGCCTTATAACTAATACATAAGCTGGTTCAAGACCAATCATTTGCGCTTGATAAAATTGATTTTGACCAACAGACTTTTCACTGCAAAATACTTTTCTTTTACTATATTTTTTTATATTATTACCTATTCTATTTTGTTCTGTATATTCTGTGAGAAAATATAAAACTTTATCTAAAAACATGAAAATCACCTACATATTTGATTTGCAAGCATTGTAAAAGCTGGAGAAAACTTTGTTTCTCCAGCTCCTTGATTTAATAAGTCATTTACTCCCACACTTACACACATAAGTCCTAATTGACTTTTTATAGTTTCTTCGCTTGCTCCAGCATTTTTTAAATACATTTCAACAGCTATAATTTTAGTTTGTAAACTTATATCAAAATCACCATCTTCAATAGTTAAATTCATTGTTTTTTTTACATCATCAACACTATTTATAGCAACCATATATATATTCCTCTTTAATTACTACCAGAAGGAGTAACAACTTTCTTTTTAAGGTATAATAATCCTCCAGCTCCTCTTAAAACAGAACTGCTATCTTCTCCAATTGCCATTTGTCCATCAGCTATCATTAAGCATTTATGGATCCATTTATTTTTATCTTCATTGAAGTATTTTTTATAATACATAGCTAAATTAGAATTTAATAGATATTCAGATAAATTCACAACTGCTCCGAATATTTCACCGTTTGTAGCTGCATCAAATGATTTAAATTTATCAACAGTAAGCACTTCTCTACCATTTAATATTTTTTGACCTTTTTCATTTATTTTTCCAAGTCCTATTCTTTGGCCAGTAGTATCTGTCATTCCATTTAAATATTTTTCCCAAGTTGTTTTACTCATTACATAGATTGAATCATCTTCATAAGCTTCTGGAATTGCTCCTTCTACTTCTGCCCATGCTTGTACTGTTCCTATAGTAGATGCTGTCATTTCTATATTTTGTCCTGTAGGTAGAGTATATTTTGTGAAACCTTTA